TTACAGCTGTCCCATCTGAGTGAGCAGCTTTGCTTGTTCCATTTACCTCTCTTACAATAGATTGTAAATTAGCACCAGCGATAGATGCATAAGATATTAATTCTTCCTCTACCAATATTCTACCAGCAGAGGTAAAGTTTGTTGTTGAAGCTAATGTAATATTTGTCCCAGATCCACCCGTACCGTTCGTATCATTTAACAATGCACCATTTAAAGTTGATGTTGCAGCACCAGCAACAGATCCTTGCCACTCAGATATGCCCCAACCATAACCATAGGATTGTGCAGCTGGACCTATTCGAACATAAGGTGCAATATCTATGCTGCCGCCAGGACCAGCGTTTGCTGGTGTGCCTGAAGTTGTTACTGTTACTTGAAATTGTGTTGCATTTAAAACAGATGTAACTTGAAATTTTTTACCATCAAAATCAGAAGTAGAATAACCACTACTACCTGGCAACGTGGTGTCATCTAAAAAAACAATATCACCAGGTTCTAAACCATGGGCAGTGCTACTTGTAATTGTTACTAAGCTTGATCCTGAAAATGTTTGTATAGTTGCATTTGTTATTTGAGTGTCTAGTGGTGTAATATCATAAAGCTGACCTTCAAAATATAATAATAAAAGTTTATCTGTTCCGATGGCCACGTATCTATTTCCATCAAGATCTACAAACGGAAACATCTTTCTAGCTACACCAACAATAGTATCTGTAACTAAAGAGGACCAACCACCTACCTTTTCTGGTAGTTGATATCTAAATCTTACATTATTGCAATCTACCCAACGTCCTTCTGCTCCGACAGTTGTGTTTTGTTTATCTATTCCAGGTGCAAAATTAACTCTTGTAAGAGGCATAGTTCATCCCCCTACGCGGTGTTTGTCTTGAAAGCCCAGCCACGAGTCGAGTCAACGTATACTAAAGTTATAGCTTGACCATTTGTTGATAATACTAAGTTGCTTCCAGATCCATTTATATTGTGACCGTTTCTAGCTATTGTTAAATTATTTGAGTTAAAAGTTCCTCTAGCGTCTACTATTGTTAATTCATCACCGGTCGCAGCTGACGTAGGTAATGTAATTGAAATACCTGCAGTTGTAGTGTTTGTTAAAAGTTGATCACCAGCAACAGCAGTATATGCAGTTACAGACGCAGAGTTTACAGTTCCATAACCTTTTGACAATAATCCTAACTTCATGTTTGTGCCATCTGACACAACTGCAACAGTTGCATTTATTGGAATAGGTACACTAGTTCCACTAGCTGTTTGCACAGACAAAGAAAATAATGTGCTTGAAGCTCCTCTAGTTGTAGAGTCTTTAACTATAATAGATCTTTCTGCTCCAGACGGCATTATCAAAGTTCTGTTACCAGTTAAAGTTCCAGTTAATTCATAAAAAGCATTTTTACCATCTGAAGTAGCACCGTTTGTTAATGTTAACGTAACATCTCCAGAGGCCATGGATTGATTTAAATATCCTGTAGCTGATTGTTCTAATATTTGTAAATTTGTATTTGTTATTGTTCCCCATAAACCAGCTTTTTCACCGGTTGCTATAAGTTCTAATTTAGTATCTGTAGAAAAACTTGATGCCATATTAATAAGGTTCTATTGGTGTCCAGACCATTGTTGCGCCTGGCACTATTCCACTCCATGTTATAGCTGTAGCGTCCTTTGTATCTAGTGTTAAACCACTACCAGTAACGTCTACATTTGCTGCTGCCGTTATTGTAACAGTGCCTGTTGACATAGTCAATGCGTTTCCAGTAACTGATACGTTGGCATCTGCTGAAACAACAGCTGTTCCGGTAGCCAAGGTTAATGGACTACCTGTAGGGCTTAAATTAGCCTCTCCAGTTATAGATAATGTACCAAAACCAAGTGTTAATGGACTTCCTGTAGCATCCTCTACAATAGAATCAGCTGTAATACCTATGCTACCTATCGTTATTGTTAACGATGTCTTAGTAGCTGTAATAGTTACGTTTCTATCTTCGGCTGCTGTTGCAAACGGAAACTCTGAAAATGCACTTAATCCTAACATAATATATCCTTAAACAGGGAAGAGTGTGGTGTTATGGTGGTGACACTCTCCCCAGTCTAAAGATATATCACTTTTTAAACCAGCCTGGAAGTCCTAAATGCGGTCTCGTATCATTTACATTTTTATCCGCATTTTTAGATTTTTGGTCATTATAGTGAAGAAAAACTTGAGCACAGTTATCTCCTTGAAACTCTTCTCTCCAATGTTCTAACTCCATGCCTCTATAAACCAACATATCACCAGGTTTTAAATTAACTAAAATACCTTTGTTGTCACTAGATACGGTGATTTTTTTACCATCAGGTATACCTACATTTTTCTTTGGCTCTAAATGTATAGGCCAAGGATCACCCCCAAGATTTAAAGTTGTAGATATTTCACAACTAAACCTATCTTTATGTCTGTGTAATATATCTCCTGCTTTATATATTCTTGCATAAGAATATGTTGGGTATAATTTAAGTCCTGTTTTCTTTTCCATAATAGGTAAAGTTCTCATTAACAATGTTTCCATAGCTACATCTGCATAATGAGAATATGTATTTGGAACTTGTTTATCATTCCAAACACCCCATTCTTGTGTAAATTGAGATATATATTTTTGATCAAATAAAGTTCTTGCAACTTGTCTTTTTAATAAAAAATAATTGTACACAAATTCTGCTATCTGTTTTGGAACAGCTTCTTTAATTACAATATATTTATTTTTTTTGAAGCTCATCTCTTCGACTCCTTTCTTTTGATATTGCTGATTCAACAACTTTAATATTCCAATGTATAAATCTAAATGGTTCTAAACCTGGGTCCACTGCAAATTGATGTGGAACGTAACCTGGAAAAATAATCATCGTCCCTGGTTTTGGTTTATAATGAACTTGATTAGATGCTAACGTAATTTGTTCTTGATTCTTTACAAATAGTTTTGTCATTTCTGCACCAGGTCTTGGATCGTGAAAGATAGGATAAGATGTTTTTTCACTGCATTTTAAAAAATAAAATCCTGATACATGTTGATTCCAGTGAACATGCGTATCGTGATGGCCACCACCCTTTTCACTAAACTCTTGCACCCAAAATTCTGTAAAGTGTAAGCTATGATTTTGTAGATTAAATCCTTGCCAATCTAAAAACTCATAGGATCTTTCTCCTATAAATTTAACTAAATCTTTAACTTTAGGATCATGAGAAAAACTTTCACTATGTTTAGATAAACCAAATGTGCCTATATCTTTTTTCCATTTAGGTTCATTTTTTAATTTATCTTTTAAAAGTTTTTCAGCTTTCTTAATATATTTATCTGTAACTTTAATTGCGTTTTTCAAAAACATGGGTGCGTCTGCAATCCATATTGGTGTTTGAAAATAAAATGCAGATTTAAAATCTACATGTCCTTTTGGTTTTTGTGGTGTACTACTTCCGCCTTGTTTCATATTATTTAAATGGATAACCTAGATTCCATATTACTAGACTATGCCTTACTCCTTTTGTTACTGGTTTGACTCTATGCCACACAAAAGATGGAAATACAACCAACGAGCCTTTTGGTAATATTTCAGTGCATGTTCTTATAGCACGAGGTTTATCAGGATCTCCATTCCTTAAATCAAATTCTAACTCCCCGCCTTTGTATTCTTTTGGATCTGTTAAACTTACAGTAACAGATAATTTTCTAATCTTACCTTTTGTTGGACCTTCCTCTACATACGGTTTATCCCAACTATCGCAGTGCCAATCATAATACTGACCTTTTTTATAAATAGTAAACTGACAAGATTCTGACCAATCCCATTCAAAGTTCCAACCTGCATTTTTATTTGCCATGTGAACATAAGGATGTATTTCTTTGTATATCCAATGATCATTCATCCAAACAATATTTGAGTCTCTTTTCTTCTGTAGATTTTTTATTTCTTCCTCATTCAAAGGGTTCTTATCTAAATCTCGATCTCTACCAAAACCTCCCGTAATAGCCATTATTTCTCTTTTCTTTTCTGCTTTACCATATTGCACAATCATATCGCAAATTCTTGATGGAATTGCAGATTCAAAATACCAGTAATAATTAGATATATTCATAGTTAATAGTTAAAATTATGTTTAAGCCATTAGAAGTATTGGGTGAAAAAGAATACTTATTAGTAGCCGGAAACATTATAAAGTTATTATTTTTTATGGGTATGTGCCAGGTTCTATTTTTTCTTCTATTATCGTCATATTCAATAATACATTCGGAAGAACCTTCTTTAACATCAACACCGTAGATTAAGGTATAGTCTGGTGAGTTACGTAAATCAACTGGCTCAACCTGGTTTCTTGTCCAAGATTTTTCTTTAGGATGCATAACATTACCATGCATATTTTTAGGTATTAAAGTACGACCATATTCAACCTTCCAATGATCTCTTATATAATCTTGTGTCCATTGCAGAGGTTGAGAAAAAGGCACAACATAATCATCAAAAGCATAAGCTTGTAGATTGTTGTTTACTCTGTTTTGTTTTGCGTAGGACTCTATAATATCGTTTCCTATTTGATTTCGGTCGATATCAAAACCTTTAGGCATATCAACCTCACCATGATACAAGTCAACCTCAGATAACACCACCTTCTGCATAAATTAAGCTTTTCTATTTACTAAATCCCAATTTTGTGTTGATTCATTCCAGTCATGATCCCATTTATGAGTGGGTTCTGTGTTTTCATCAGCTGGTGTATTTTGAGCCTCTTGCTCAGCTGTTAGTTCTGGTTTTGCAACTGGAGCATCCCAAGACGCGGTTGACGTATTTAAAACCCAACTAGCATAAGGTTTTTTAGGCATGAAAATATCATTATCTTCATCGTAAGTATAACCTATACCAGCATAGTTACCTCTTAAAGGTGTTCCGCCATTTTTGTGTTGATTGTTTTGTGTATTGTAAGATGTTTTTTTCCAAAGAGGCCAGCTATGGATTCTTTCCAAAAACTGTCTGCCTACTTCTTCATCTTCAATACCATCAGCATTTTGACAATCTTTATCAGCTACAACATGAACTGCTATAACTTTATTGTTTGCTCCTAATTTTGCGTAATGTGCCATAATGTTCTCCTTATATATTATTTGTTAAAATTTGTAAAACCATTAATTTATATTAACTTCCTTGGAATTTGTATCTTAATATAACTATTCCTGATCCTCCAGCCCCTTGTTGGTTACCTGGACTTGAAGGTCCTCCTGGTGCATTAGCTGCACCTCCACCACCTGTATTTGCAAATCCATCAACCTGGTTAGTATCTCCATTAGGAGCTGTTCCCGGTCTTCTTGAGCCACCACCAGCACCACAAGTATCACCGCCTCCTCCACCACCAACTGTAGCTGGTCCTGAACCTCCACCAGCTCCTGCGAAAAATCTTAAAGGTGATGGTTGTTGAGGTGATGGTGCGTTTCTACCAACAGCAGGATTAGAATAAATTGCTGTTCCAACTCCTGCCCCACCTGTTCCTCCAATGTCATTACTTGGAGAAGGTGTAGATCCCGTTCCACCGGCACCGCCTCCGCCGCCACCTCCAGCAAATGAAGGGTGTGTTCCACCATTTGCACCTGGATTTCCTTGTGGAGGACTTACTGGAGGAGTATTTCCTGTTCCACCAGTTCCACCTGGTGCATTACCGCCACCACCTGAACCTCCATTAGCTCCTGCTGTTCCACCAAGAGCAGAAGTTATTGTTGAAAAAACTGAATTGTTACCGTTACCGCCAGCTGAACCGCCAGCTCCAACAGTTATTGGAAACGTAGCCACTGAAGCTGTTAAAGCACCTCCTGGGTTTCCTAAAGGTGAGTCAGTCCAATCACTTCCTGGAGAAGGACTAGATTCTCTAAAGCCACCAGCTCCACCTCCACCACCATCGCTTCCGCCGCCACCACCGCCGCCACCTATTACTAAATAATCTATTTTATTCCAACCACCAGCGTTACCTGCTTTTGTTACTTGAAAACATCCGTTTGCTGTAAATACGTGAATTTTCCAATCACCACAAGTTGCTGTGGTATTTCCACCTGAAGCCTCAACATAACTTGCAGTATCTATTTGTTTGTCTGCAGTATTAACAGTTTTCCATCCTTCTGTTGAATCAACAAAAATTAAAGTTACGCCCTCACCATTACCATCTATAGTTCCATCAATACATGTTCCATCAATTTTTGATCCACCTCTACCTACTGTTATATTATTGCAAGCTGAAGTATTTGCGTAGTCTAAAACAGATACTATGTCTCCTGCACTAGGAGAGCTAGGAAGAGTTACTGTTACACCACCTGATGTTGTGTTGACAAAAAATCCTTTACCAGACGTAGCAGTAAAAGGACTTGTTTTTACAGTTGTACACCAATTTACAGTTCCAGTTCGACCAAACCCTGTCTGTGATGCACCTGACGCTAATGAAACTGTTCCACCGCACCTTCCGAGTGTAACCGTAGTAGCATCCACAGTAACAGTTTTACCAGCACCGCCACCAACTGTGGCTGTGCACCCTGATCTTTGTTCTAATTTATTTACTTTAATCGTACTCATAATTATTGAAATTTATATCTTATTATTACCACTCCTGAACCTCCAGTGCCAC